TCCACTCAAAGGACTTTGAAAAGTTCGGTGGCAGGAAGATACGTTGTTACCTTTACGATTCAGGTTCAGTCAATTACGAGGTCATTTCAAACCTTGCAAAATGGTTGGGTCTCGGTGAATTGAAAAGGGAGGTAATTGTGACAAGAAGTTACAAGTATGTACTCTCAGAAGCCGAAAAAGGAGAATAAAGATTAAAATTTTGCTCCTTTATTTGGAAGTTTAGAAATATTTGCTTATCTTTGCGGCGACATCGACAATGTTCGGTGCCGCCTTTTATTACGCCTATAAGATGAAGATAGTGTCCTCTAACATATCGACTGCCAATTATGACAGGCAGAAGAGGGAATTGAAGATAGTGTTTATCAAGAGACCTCTATGGGAGTACATCTATCTGAAAGTTCCCTCGAATATCTGGGTGGAATTTGTTCGGGCGGAAAGTAAGGGCCGGTACTTAAAGGACATAATTGAGCCAAGGTATATGTATATTCGTAGAATTATTAGGAACAATAAAAAATCGTAGCAATTATGGGTAAACTGACAAGAATCTTCGACTTTGATGCAGCGCATCGGGTGATGAATGAAAAGATGAAGTGCTTTAATCTTCATGGACATCGGTTCCACGTGGAACTCACTTTCCGCTATGCAGAAGTTTCAGCACTTGGTTATGCAATCGACTTTAAGGAAATAAAGCGCATTGCAGGTACTTGGCTTGACGAGTCATTCGACCATGCCACAATTCTTAATCCTCTGGATGAGGAACTGATTGCGTTCTGCAAGAAGAATAATTGGCGGTTGTATATTATGGGCCTCGGAGAAGTGGATGATACCAATCCGTCTGCGGAGAATCTGGCATCGGAGATTTTCTATTGTCTCGACACCATATTCAATGAGAGTTTCGGGAAGACGGTGGTTCTTGAGAATGTGCGTTTGTATGAGACACCTAATTGCTGGGTTGATGTTGACGGCGCTGATTATGAAGCCACTGATGCAGTAGATGAGAAACTTACTGCGTGGGCCAAAAAGATGGGAGTTGAAAATTACGATATAAGGGATGCCGAAGCGTAGAAGTAAGACCATACCAAAGGATGAGGGTTATGTTTTTCCCACAGAGGGTTCCAAGATTGATAGTGAGGAACTTGAAGGTGCGTTTAGTGGGAAGGACATAGCCTTTGATGCGCATGACATCACAAGTAAGATTCTGGACTTTGGAAAAATTCTTACGGGAGTTGACCTCTATCCTTATCAGGTGGAGGCCGCTTACGCTATTATCTATTCGGTCATAACTTTTTCAGGTGACGTGAAGACGATGTTGTTTTCCCGTCAGAGCGGAAAGTCAGAGACCATTGCTTTCGTGATAGATACACTCTGTGTACTATTGCCGGCTCTCGCGCAGATTATTCCAGACCTTGAGCAGTTCAAGACAGGTTTTCGTGTGGGATTGTTTGCTCCTCAGAGTGACCAGGTGACTACGACGTATTCCCGTTCAATGACGCGCCTAAATTCGGCAAATGCAGAAATGGTCTTGTCAGACCCCGACATCAATGTTGAACTTACAAGCGCGGTAAGACTTGAACTTACCAATGGAAGTTACCTTGCAGGTCAAGTAGCAAGTAAACAGTCAAAGATTGAATCAAAGACCTATGACCTTGTAATCGTTGAGGAGGCTCAGGATGTAGATGACCTCATCGTAAGCAAGTCTATCGAGCCTATGGTTTCGGCAACGGGCGGTAGTATCGTAAAGGTTGGTACTACGGGTATGTTCAAGAATCACTTTTGGTATGAGATTCAGCACAACAGGAACGTTGACAGGAAAATCAAGGATATACGTATAAGAAACCACTTTGAGTACGATTACAAGCGAATCATACGTGACAGACGCGCTCAATACGAGATTGACCATAAGAGATTCCACCTTAACTATGAGGCGGACGTAATGCGTAAAAAGGCTCGTTGGGGTGAGGACTCTCAGGCGTTCAAACTTGCGTATGCTCTTATTTGGGACTTGGAGACGGGTATGCTTATTACTGATAAGGAGTTCATTGGTATCTGCAATAAGAAACTCGGTTATCAGGAACCTGGAATCAATGACTATATTGTGGCAGGTCTTGATATTGGTAAGTCTCCAGCAGAGACGGTACTCACTATTGGTAAGGCTATTCCAGATGAGGATGAGTTTGGCAAACCTTTCAAGCAGGTACTTGCGTGGGTTGCTCTCGGAGGTCTTGACTATGAGGCCCAGCACCATGTTATCATGGATTGCATCGTGGAGTTCAATGTGCAGACTCTCTATGCTGACTATACGGGTGTGGGAAAGGCGGTTGTAGATAGACTGATGTACGCTTGCGGAGAATACGTGAATATTGTACCATATACTTTCACGGCTCAGAGTAAGTCGGATATGTGGTTTAACTTTACTACGGAAATCTCTACAAGGCATATCATAGTTCCCGCAAACAAGAAAGTCCGTGCTACTCCAGAGTTTATGAAATTCGAGGAGCAGATGAAGAACTGCCAGAAGTATTTCAATGGCCCATACATGGTGTGTGAGAAATCGGAGGGGTACTTCGATGACTTTGTGGACTCAACAGCCCTGATGTGTCTGGCTGCAAATGAAGACCAGCAGGTTGCGGAAGAAATGGAAGTTATGGATAATCCATTATACGGCGGTATCACTTCTACGATTAGTGCTATGCGCCGAAATTCTTATTAGTTCTAATATAATTCTACGTAGAAATGAAAAAAGAAAAAACTATCAGAACTTACCAACGTCGAACCAAGACGGGTAAGATTGTCACGGTAAAACAGCATACAGCAAAGTATGATGCTGCCGAGGCATTAAGGGAAGCCGCCAAGAAGAAAGGCGCGGGTGATGAACTTGAGGGTGTAAAGAAGAAAGGAGAACTTGACCTTGCCAAGATTGATGCTTTCAAGGGAGACCCCAATGAGTTATCTGATAAGGAGCGCCAGGCATGGCAGATTCTTACGGGTAACTACCCAGTAGAGGCTGAATCAAAATTACGCAAGATGAAATCTCTTGAGAAGGTTTGGGCGTATGCTGATGCTAAGAGCAAGAAGAAATCTTCTGCTAAGGCACCAAAGGAAACTAAGGTTTCTAAAGATGCTACAGACCCCTACTCAGCACATGGTTTTACCAAGGATGAGTTCAAGGAGTGGTATGAGGGCACAGGTTCCAAGGCTGACAAGAAAGTTGAAAAGGCTTTGAAGAAGGCAATGGGAACCAAGGCTTATAATGCTCTCTCTGATAAAGCCGCTGATGAATATAAGGAAGGTGGCGCACATCGTTTCTTTACCAAGGGCTTGGAGGGTATGAAATCCGTTACTTCTAAAAAAGAAACTACGACTTCAAAGGTTTCTAAGGAAGATGAGAAACTTTCTCGTATAACCAAGAAGATGGAAGAAGTGGCTTCACAATATGGCTTCAAGAAATCAGAGGCAGATACCGTAGCCCGCTGGACAGGCGGTAGAGGAGAGCCTAATGGCAAACTCTATCGTAAGATGTCCGACATTCCTCAAAAGGTTGTTAAGGAGTACGCTGACTTTGAAGATGTTTCTCCTCGTCAGGCACGCCTTGAGATGCTGGGTATGCCTACGGGTGAGTATAATAGACTTCTTAAAGAGGCTGGAATTACTCCTACAAAGAAAGAGAGTTCTTTTAAGAAAGGAGATATTATTAAAAAGTCAGGTGATGATTTGCGTAAGGAGGGTTTCAAGGCAACAGGTCGTTATACGATGAAGCATCCCGATGGTAGAGAAGTTGTGGTCGATAAATCAGGAACTGCTAAGGGACAGTGGAAAGTTACTAAGGAGGCAAAAGATTCCTCTAAGGAAACTAAGACCCCTAAACTATCTAAGACTGAGCGTCTTATTGAATCCTCTAAGCAACAAGAAGCATCATATAAAGAAGACTTGAAAGTTGCCAAGACTCCTCAGCAGAAACAGAAAGTAAAGACGTTTATTAAGGCAGAGCAGATATATCGAAAGGCTTTACAGGATGGTTCTTCTCCAAGTGCTGCATTGAAGGCTTCTGAGGCTGTATTTAAACAGGAGGAACCTCAAAAGAAGTCCTCTAAGAGCAGTTCTGAGGGAGGCAAGCAATCATTTGTTGTAGCCGGTTTGCGTATGGACCCCACTAATTATAATTCTCGTAGAACATTTAGTTTTGACCCAGCAACAGGTGAAGTTCATGGAAAATGGTCGGATGATAAAGAGAAGCGCCTTACAAGATTCCTTAATGTGGGTAATAGAACTAAGGTGGCTAATGCAATCGAGAAGAAATTTGGTGCAGAAGCAAAGGCTAAATTCTTAGCGGCTGCAACTGAGGGAAAGGGCAAATCTTCTGATGTAGATAAGGCAAGAGAAGTCATTGCTAAGCACGAGAAGCAACAGGCTGCTGAGAAGCGTAAGGCAGGTAAGCAGAAGATTGCTCAGTTGAAGGAGAAAGGTTATGCTCTTGTTCGTACAGGAGCCACCGGCAATTATTATGCTAAGAAGGGAAGTCGGACTGTTTACAATCCAGATGGAACTAAGGCAATGCCATCACAGGCTGAGTATGCTTTGGCGAAACTTGCAGGTCGTAAGCCTCGTAAATTAAAGTAATGTATGGACTGCGTAGTAAAAGAACATAAAAGGAAGCGTTCCAGAGTTCGGAGGCATACCCGTCATTTGACCTCGAAGGGTGAAAGGGCTAAGGCTGCAATGAACTCTCGGAACGGTTCTGGCGATGAATTACTCAAGCGTTCTTTTAAGGCGTTTCATCCAGACCATTCACTAAGGAAGATTAAGATACATCACAATAAGTCAGGTAAAATAACCGCCACCTACAAATACGGAAGTGGGAATGTTGCACATTTTACTTTCACAAACGGAGGTTGGCAATTTAATTACGAAAGATAACTATGGGAATTGGAGTAGGTGGGATGAACCCCACAGGAGTTGGAAGTTATAATGGTTATCCGGGTTCAAACCATTGGAACGTGGACAGTCGCCCTCTTAGTGAGGCTACGAATGTTCTACGCTCTTTTGTGTTGCAGAATATCGTACAGGATAACCAATGGGAGTTGGACCGAATCACGAAGTACTACTTGTATTGGAAGTTCTATGATGGTATGCACTACAAGGACTTCAATGACGGACTTCTTGCGTTTAATTACGTGCGCGCGTTTATAGATAAGGTGTCGATGTTCCTCTTGGGAGACGAGGCATTTACTTTCCATGTTAAGAGTTTCTATACAACTCAGGTTGACAAGGAGGTTGAGAAAGCCGCCGAGGAATTGATGATGTACCATTGGGGTAAGTCGGATAAACTGCAACTCGCCTACGAGATTCTCCAGATGGGTTCAGTTACAGGTGACTGCTGGCTTGGTGTTCATTGGGAGGAAGAGGAGAAGTTCTGCAAAATCACGGTATTTGACAGCCGTCAGTGTTTCGTGGAATTTGATAACGGGGACTACACTAAGATGAAGTCTTTCCTTGTCCGTCAGCCTCTTGATGAAAAGGCTAATGAGAAAGAGTATCGTTTGTTCGTGCAGCGATGGACTAAGAATAAAGTCGAGACTTGGTATCAGAAGGATGTTTGTATTGAGGAGAACAGAATCCAGAAGTATGAACATAAGACGTATGATAACAAGTACGGCTTTATTCCCGTAATTCACATTAAGAATCGTCCAAATTCGGCTGGCTACTACGGAAAGTCGGATGCAAACGACATCCTTAAAATAAATAAGGTGTATAATGAAATGATGCAGCAATTGAAAGCAGTCATTGATTATCATGTTACACCGACTACGGTAATTACGGGTGCATCGGCTAAGTCCTTGAAGAAAGGTCTTGGTCAGATTTGGTCGGGTCTTCCCGCAGAGGCTAATGTGTTTAACTTGGGTCTCGATGTTGATTTGTCAGCAACTATCAACTACGTGAAGGATTTGAAGACTGCTATGCACGAACTTTCTGATGTGCCGGAAAACGCTCTTGGTAAGATTCAGGCTATCAGCAATACTTCTGCTGCCGCATTGCAGATTACGTATCACCCACTTAAACAGCAGGCTGACATCAAGGCCATGACCTATGGTGAGGGAATTTCTAAGGTCAATACCATGATTCTGCGCATCGTGGAAATTGAGGACCCGAATAACAAGCGCC